CCTGTTATTGATAAGGCTTGCGGAGAGCTTGGCGAATACACTAACGTCTTTCAGCAAAAGATTGTCATGAAGCGAGAGGTCTTGGCAGACAAAGCAATCTGGACTGCCAAGAAGCGATACATTCTAAATGTCCATAACTCCGAGGGTGTGCAGTATGCCAAACCCAAGAAGAAGGTTATGGGTCTAGAGATGATTAAGTCATCGACACCGACCGCATGTAGAGACAAACTAAGAGAATCCATTGATGTTATCTTTGACGCAAATGAAGAAGCTATCCAAACTTTCATTCAAACTTTCCGTAGTGAATTTGAAACTCTGCCTTTGGCGGACATTGCATTTCCTCGTGGCGTCAATGGACTGGATAAGTATTCAGACAAGAAAAGCATATATGGATCCGGTTGTCCTATCCATGTTCGTGGTTCTCTCATATACAATCACTTTCTATCTACTCATAAACTTACTAATAAGTATCAACTAATCAAAGGTGGTGAGAAGATCAAGTTTGTGTTTCTGAAAGAACCAAACACAGTGCAATCAAATGTGATTGCATTTCCACAAGGAGATATACCTAAAGAGTTTGACTTACACAAGTATATCGACTATAATACGCAATTCGAGAAATCGTTCCTCGAACCACTCAAGATCATTTTGGATGCTATTGATTGGAAAACAGAACGAACATCAAGTTTGGAGGACTTCTTTTCATGACAGAAGACAATAGGTATTCGCCGGGTAAACTTTATGAGTTCAAGCCTGACGAAAAGATCACATCCGAAAATATGGTGGAACTTTGTAATGTCATCCGTATTGGCGTAGGTGGTCATGTTCTAAAGGAAATGAGTGAGGAGTTACAAAACTATTTCAAAGAAGTAGCGTAACGAGATTGTTGCCTACTAACTGACAAAAAGGAGATTCTATATGTCAGATATTTTTAGTAATCTATTATCAGAAATCGATAACGAGTATGCAGGCATTGTTGATGATGGTGTTGCCGCTGGTGATGTGTCAGGATTCATTGGCACAGGCAGCTATGCTATGAATGCCTTGCTATCTGGTTCAATCTATGGAGGTCTACCACAGAACAAGGTTACAGCATTTGCTGGTGAGCCTTCTGTTGGTAAGACCTTTTACGCATTGAATGTGGTAAAGCAGTTTCTAGAGGACAACGCAAATGGCTTTGTATTTTACTTTGAGTCCGAGTCCGCTATCTCCAGACAATTCATTGTTGATCGTGGCATTGACGCAAGGCGTGTTGGCATTGTTCCTGTGGCTACTGTGCAGGAGTTTAGAACGCAGGCAGTAAAGATTCTGGACAAGTATCTTGATGGCAAAGAAAAGCCACCAATGCTCTTTGTTCTGGACTCTCTTGGCAATGCTTTTTGTTCTGGATTCTCTTGGCAATCTTTCTACAGATAAAGAAATGGCAGATATTGCTGACGGTAAAGACACAAGAGACATGACCAGAGCCCAATTGGTTCGAGGTGCCTTCCGTGTTCTTACATTGAAACTCGGTAAGGCTAAGGTTCCACTAATCGTCACCAATCACGTTTATGATGTTGTTGGATCTTATGTGCCAATGAAGAAGATGGGTGGTGGTTCTGGTCTAGAGTATGCCGCATCTACAATTATCTTCCTATCAAAGAAGAAAGATAAGGCACTAGACGATGACAATGGCAGAACTGGTGCAGTTATTACCGCACATCTAAAGAAGTCTCGTATGACTATTGAAGATAAGAAAGTTGAGACTTGGCTAAACTATCAGGCAGGTCTAGACAAGTATTATGGTCTGCTTGATTTGGCAGAACGCTATGGCATCGTCAAGAAGATTTCAAACAAGTATGAGTTTCCTGATGGATCAAAGGCATTCGAAAGCCAGATCAAGAAGAACCCAGAGAAGTTCTTTACACCTGAAATACTAGATGCTATCAATGAAGGTTGTCAGGCAGATTTCATGTATGGCAAATATAATGTAGAAGTGGAGACAGAAGATGGAAATGGGAACTGACTTTCGATTTAGAGATGACCTTTTTGACGAAAAACAAGAAGGTTCTACATGCCCAATTGAATTAATGCTTGACCCATTCGCTGGAGTGTGCTATCGTTATACAGTTGTCAAATTCAAGATGGAAGAAGATGGCACGCCGAAACTCCAATATGATTATGAGATTATCAAGACAAACGATTTGTCAATGATGACCTTGCGAAAGAATGAGAAGTTCAATACTGTATTAGGTCTAATTCTCAATACACTGTTATTGGATGCATCGGAAGCAGAGAATGGGATGAACATTGAGACTCGAACAAACGATACTGAAAAATCTAATCAAGAATGAGTCCTTTACGAGGAAGGTTCTACCCTTCCTCAAAGAGGATTATTTCTCTAATGGTGAAGATCGGCTACTTTTCAAAGAAGTGGCCGACTTCATTCTCAAGTATAATCAGCAACCAACTTTTGATGCATTGTCCATTGAGGTGGACAATATTCGTGGTTCGACTGACGATACTGTAAAGAATATCCAAGAGACACTAAAACAACTCAAAGATGATACAAATCAAACAAACGAAGATTGGCTTTTGGACAACACCGAAAAGTTTTGTCAAGAGAAAGCAATCTACAATGCCATTACACAATCACTGGAGATTATGAATGGGAAGGGAAAACTATCTAAGGGCGCTATACCTACTTTGTTGTCTGACGCTCTGGCTATATCTTTCGATCCGAATGTTGGTCACGATTATCTTGAAAATGCTGTAGAACGATATGAACATTATCACCGTGTGGAAGAACGCTTGCGGTTTGATTTGGATTTATTCAATAAGATTACAAAGAATGGCGTTCCGAGAAAAACTCTCAATGTTGTTATGGGTGGTGTCGGCGGTGGTAAATCTCTTACTCTTTGTCATTTTTCTGCTAGTTATCTTGCTATGGGCAAGAACGTTCTTTATATCACATTAGAGTTGGCCGAAGAAGAAGTTGCCAAGCGTATCGACGCCAATCTAATGAACATTACATTTGATGATTTACAAGCATTACCAAAAGATTTGTATGATAAGAGAATTGATACACTAAAGCAAAAGACAAACGGTAAACTGATTATCAAAGAGTATGCCACGGCAACGGCATCAACTATCCACTTTCGTTCCTTGTTGAACGAACTAAACCTCAAGAAAGGATTCGTACCAGATGTTATCATGGTCGACTATCTCAATATTTGTGCGTCATCCCGTATCAAGCCTGGTAATGGTGTTAATAGTTATACCTACGTTAAAGCGATTGCCGAAGAGCTTCGAGGTCTAGCGGTAGAGTTCAATGTTCCAATCTGGTCTGCCACACAGTTGACCAGAAGCGGATACACAAGTTCTGATCCAGGTATGGAAGATACTTCCGAGTCATTCGGTCTTCCCGCTACGGCCGACTTCTTCTTTGCTCTTGTCGTAACGGAACAACTGTCACAACTAAATCAGATTATGGTGAAGCAGCTAAAGAACCGATACAATGATCCAGGCATAAACAAAAGATTTGTGATAGGGGTTGACAGAGCAAGAATGAAACTATATGATGTTGAAGCATCGGCACAAGACTTGGCGGACTCTGGACAGGAAGAACCAGAGAGACCAGTTTTTGATAGAAGCAAGACAGACAAAACCAGCAAGTTTAGAGGACTAAAGGTATGAGCCGACATTATACATATTACCATGAGTTCAATGAAAACGAAGAACTGATTTGGTATGTCTTTGAAAAGGCAACCGCACAGGTTGTTGCGGAGTTTTTCTTTGAGGACGATGCCAAGGAATGGAGTAACTTCTGGTCGAACGGCGGAGGCTTTGCTGGATTCACTCCAAGATTTGTCTTGACAAAGGTCTCCAAAGGTGATATAAATGAGGCATTCTTGGCAGAGTTTGCGGAATAGATTCCAAAAAAGTGAAAAAAAAAATCAAAAAAAGTTCTTGACTTTCCGTTTTGTGTGCTATATACTATTCAGACAATAGAGATTTGGTTCCATAGCTCAACAGGATAGAGCAACCGCCTTCTAAGCGGTAGGTTGAAGGTTCGAATCCTTCTGGGACCGCCATTTTATGGGGGTGGGTGTAAGACACAAGAGGGACTTATAAACCCTTTAGCGGCCGATTACCGTTCTCGACCAGGAGCGTTACCTGGCACCCCTACCAACTTTGGAGCATGTGATGGAAAAGTTTGAGTTGCTTCTACAGTGTTATAGGTCTGGACAGATGTCCGAGAAGCAATGGCAAGATCATTTGCGAAACGATGAAGGTCTTGTCGAGTGGTATGTAAACATTCTACAAAATCAATAGACTAAGGGTGCGTCAAACTGTCGCATCAGATTTTTGAAAAAAGTTCTTGACCCAAGCGATTCCTTGTGGTATGGTATGCGAACAGTGAGACGAGAGGGTAGAAGTCAAGGACACGGTGCGACAACCTGACGCACTTTTTTTCGAAAAAAGTTCTTGACTATGCGTTTTGTGTGCTATATAGTATGCGAACGATGACAGAAACGAGGTACGGATGAAAGACGAAACCGTAAAGCGTGACTACTACTGGGTGGTAGAGGCATCCGATCCTAACGGTCGGATTAACTACCGCAAAGAGTATCATAATAAAGACGGCTCGGCATTCCGAGATTATGCTCGCTTGAAGGCAACTGGCGCTGTATCTATTCAGCGTAAGTTCAAGGAGTATAAGATTGCCTAGCTACCGCTGTTTGACATTGTGAATAGGGTTATAACTGAGGTGCCGTGCCCGGAACTGGTTACGGGGCGGTCTGCAAAACCGTTTTATGTGGGTTCGAGTCCCATCGGCACCTCCAATTACTTTATTGATGGGTGCATCCTTATAAGCCTAAAGATATGGCCTTGAACCATATACGCTTAGGGTGCATCTCTCAATAGAGTAATATTCGGCGATAGCAATCCTGGTGATCGCACTCGGCTGTTAACCGAGATGAAGGTTGGTTCGAGTCCAACTCGCCGAGCCAATACCGCCCATTCGTCTAGTGGCTAGGACGCCTGCCTTTCAA